AAATCTTTCTTCTCTTGGACAGAATAATGGACAATTTGCTCAGAATGATGTAATAAGTGTCTTTTATTTAGGATTTGAGAACAACACATATTTATTTAAAATTACAAATAAGCTAGATTGTAGAATAGATATTAGGTATAGATTTGAACAAACTCCAAGTGTAGACACAAGTGTTTTAGATTCTATATACATATCTATTCCACATCAACCTCTACCCTCTATAAAGTTCACAGTGAAGCCTTTTCCTCAATCAGTTTGTATATTAGGAGGCTCACAAATAGACATGGGATTGTTAGAAATAAATACATCATTTGGTGTATTAAACATCTCTCCTAACAATTTCATAACTAATCCAAGAAATACAAGTGCAACATCTGTACAAATTGTAGGAGGAGTTCTTAAGATGGATGTGGGAAATAGAACAATTTTACAAACCACTATTATATATAATGTAAACGGTGAGGTGTTGTTTAGGAAAAAATATCTGGTGAATAAGACCATTAACATACCTATAAATACGTATTTTAGCTCAGGACTTAACCTTATAACAATACGTTTTGAAGACAGATTTAATGACATATTTGTATTAAAATATTATAAAAACCCTTAAACATGGCAAATTTAATTGACAAGGTGAAAATTAAAGCTGGACGCTTAATTAAAGTGTGGAACACAGAAAAGAAGAAGTTTTCCAATGCTAAACCCTGGTACATCTCTGTATGGGTGGAAGATGCTGATGGAAAGAATGAAAGGTGTCTTCTTTTTACAGATCAAGAAATACTAAGAGCAGAAATTAGAGCTTCCAAGAATGCAGAAGACCTTACATCAAAAGGATTTTTCACAAACATAACTGATTAAAAATGGCTAATAAGAAAGGATTTGTAAGATATGCTAATAACAAATTAGTGGCTGGATCATTAATTTTAGCAGATAAAGCCCCAAAGGTTGGGGTATGGAAAGAAGTAGCTTATGATTTATGTTGTGAGCAGTCTGTTTGTAGCAATGTTTATATACAATTAGAATTACAGTATACTACAGAAGAATGTGGTGGTGGAGAACTTGATTTTTATAAAATATATGCTTGTGATGGAAATCTTACAATCAAAACCACTGATGATCAACCTGTTCCAGATGGATATTATTATGGATCAGGTTTAGCTGGAATTGTAGAAAATAGCATCGTTGTTGCGTTTTCACCTCCTTGTTAATTGTTTTAAAACTAATAGAAAATGGCAAAAGTAAAATCAGCAGACGTTAAAAAAATCACTTTTGGTAAAAGAAAGAAAGGAAAGGCTCAAAAATCCAAAGGTCCTAAAGACAAATCTGTGTCCAAATATCAAGGACAAGGAAGGTGATAACCAAATAACCCTGTATGGAAGGAGATCATGTTAAAAAGAACAAGAAAAAGAGTTTTAAAAATAAAAGAGGCATCTATGATGTTAGGAATGTTCTTCCTTCCATTTGGATACGATGCACTGTTCAAGCTTGTAATGGACTTGAGTGGCTCATACTGGATAGCAGATATTACATTCTATTTAATTTCAGGGTGCTTTTGGTTGTTATATATCTTCTGTTCCAGATGGTTAAAGAATAACTGAATTGGTTATTCTATTTTTTATTGCTATTGTTAATACTACAACAATAGTATAAATTTGTATATTATGGCAATAATTCCCAAACAAATAGGCTGGTCTCAAGAGAGCAATCTCTTGTGGGAGCTATTAAAGAAAGTTGATAGACTTAATGGAATAGTTGCATCTGGTAATGAAAGTACAGCAATTACTTTTGCTCCTTCTACAGCACAAGATGCTTTTGGAAGACTTAGAGTGTCTCAACCTTTTACATTATTTGATTCTAGTCATAGATTTGATGATAATGATCTTTGGTCTACAGCTGTTAATGGAGGTACAGCTACATTTAATGCTAACCAAGGACTTGTAGATTTAACTGTTACAAACTCAGCTGGATTAGGAGATATTAATTATGTTATTAGAGAAACAATTAAAGTGTTTTCTTACCAACCTGGTAAGTCACTTCTCACTTTAAATACATTTGTTCTCAACCCTGCTCAAGTTGGTCTTACACAGAGAGTGGGATATTTTCGTGAAAATGGGATAGTGGGTGGTGGACTTATTACACAATCTAATGGTTTTTATTTACAATTAGCAGATAAAAGTTTTACAGGAGGTGCTGTAAATACACTTAGTTTTGTTAAAGCTAGCACTGTAACAGGAACACCTGTATATACAGAAGTTAACCAAGCAGATTGGAATGGTGATAAACTTGATGGAACAGGTCCTTCAGGACTCACTCTTGACATCACTAAAGCACAAATTCTTTGGATGGATATGGAGTGGTTAGGAGTGGGGTCTGTAAGAATGGGATTTGTTATCAATGGACAATTTATTCTTTGTCACACATTCAACCATGCTAACATCATAGCTTCTACATACATCACAACTGCTTCATTACCACTGCGTTATGATATAATCACTTCATCTGGTGCAGGTGGAACAGCTACATTAAAACAGATTTGTTCTACAGTGATATCAGAAGGTGGTTATGAGCTTAGAGGTAAACAACAGTCTATTGGTACATCCATCACTGCACCTAGAACATTTGCTGTAGCTGGTACATACTATCCCATTGTAGGCATAAGACTTAAGACTACAAGACTAGATGCTATTGTAATTGCAACAGCTATTTCTCTCATAGGACTTGGTAATGGTAAAAATTATGCTTGGAGAGTGGTGAATGGCAATGTATCAATTTCTGGAGGAAGTTGGTTAACTGCTGGTGCTGATTCTGCTGTAGATTATAATATTACAGGAACAAGTGCTACAGGAGGAAGAGTGTTAGCTAGTGGATATGTTAACTCCTCTAACCAAGGATCACCTAGTATAAACATCCTCAAAGAAGCCCTTTTTTCTAACCAGCTTGAAAGAGACGCTTTATCAGGTGTTCCTTATGAGCTTGTTGTAGAAATGGCTATTGATACAGTTGGAGGAACATTAGGTGCTTATGCTTCTATAGACTGGGAAGAAATTAGTAGATGATAAAAAATTAATAAAATGTCAATTCCTGCAAAACAGATTGGTTGGAGCAATGAGAGCAATCTCTTATGGTATATATTGAAACAGCTCAATAAGCTAACATCTGTTATATTCAATTTAAAGCCTAAATACAATGTGTACACAGCCTTGTTAACACAGAGTGGTGGAGATGGCCCTTTAACAACTTTATCAGGTGCATTAACTGTTGGAGTTACTTATAAATTAGGAACAATACAAGGTAACGATGATTTTACAAATGTAGGAGCCCCTACAAATGAATTTGGTATTTCATTTGTTGCTACAGGAACAACACCAGCAAATTGGGAATCTGAGACAGAATTAGAATACAACACAGGAGCTCCAGTAGTAACAGTGTTAGAGAATACTATTGGGAATATTTGGTTTACTTATGATACTGTTGGTAAATATTATGCAAATTCAAATGGACTATTTACTGAAAATAAAACTTTAGCATTAGTGTATGAAAATAGTGCTGATGTTGAAGGAGCAATAGTTCAAATTCTTTCTAATAGAATAAGTAATAATCAAATTGCGATTGAAAATGGAGCAGACGGAAACTTATCTGATAATTTAATAATTAATCGTCCAATCGAAATCAGAGTGTATAATTAAATAATATAAAAATGTCAGTTCCAAATAAACAAATAGGATGGAGTCAAGAGGCTAATTTGCTTTGGGAAATAAGCAAACAGCTGGATAAGCTGATAGCAGCACTTGCATCCTAATAAAAGCTTAAAAACCAACAACTACATATATGAAGGATTTAAGGTTTATCTGTGTACAGCCAGATGACACATATTACACATGGCAAGTGCATGCATGGATTGAGAGTTTAAAAAACCTGGGATATTCAGATAGGGCTACAGTGATTGTTTTCACTCCAGGATTTAGACAGAAAAGTGATAAATGGGATAAAATTGTTGATCTCTATCCAGAAGCGGAGTTTGTTTTCTACAGAGATGATAGAAACGATGTAACTAACAAACTTAATTTTTATATTCCAATATTACGCCCTTGGTGTCTCACTAAATACTTTGCAGATCGTCCAGAGATGAAATATAAAGCTATCTTTTATTGCGATAGTGATGTGTTGTTTACAGACAAATTGGACATCGAAAAGTTCATAAATGATGATGTTTGCTATCTTTCTGATACAAACAGTTACATAAATGCTTCATATTTTGACAGTAAGATAAAAGATGTTCTTCCTGAGAAGCTAGAAGAATACAAGAAAATAGATGTTCTTAATCAAGCAGCTTCTATTGTAGGGATAGATAGAGAAATCTGTGAGAAGAACAATCTACATTCTGGAGGAGCACAATATCTTCTTAAGAACGTAGATGCAGCATTTTGGAGCAAGGTGTATAACGATTGTATGCTCATAAGAAGATACTTATTGACAATCAATAAGACATATTTTGAAAATGAGAACAAAGGATTCCAAAGCTGGTGTGCTGATATGTGGGCTGTTTTATGGAACCTTTGGTATAGAGGATATGAAACAAAGGTGGTGAAAGAGCTAGAATTTGCCTGGGCTTCAGACAATATTAAGAAGCTAGACAAGGTGGCAATATTCCATAATGCAGGGATTGTGAGTGATACAGCTAATGGTTATCCAGCTTTCTACAAGGGTAAATATCACCAAGGAACTGATCCTTTCAAAGAAGCATTTGTACGTTACGCTCAAAATAAAGCGGTTCCTGGAAGCTTAATTGTTAGAACAAAAGCTCCTAAGGTGGGAACATGGAAAGAGGTTCCTTATGACATTTGTTGTGGAGGTGGAGGAAATTGTTGTAGTAATGAAACAACAGTAACATTATCATTTACTCCAGAAACGACTGATTTTTCAAATGGAGTTTTTTTGGAATTTAAATGTGACAACGTTACAGTTAGTTTTAATAGTACTAATTATAGTCCTAATCCTAATAATTTATTAGACTTAGTAGCTTATTTAAATAATACATATGGTAGTAATAATCCAATTCTTGTTACTTTAGTAGGACAATTTTCACTAGATGGAGATACGATAGTTTTAACAATGACAGAATGTAAAAAACAATCTATTTGTCCTATAGGAGAACTAACTTTTGTTGTTGGAACTTTTACTTAAACTTTAAAAACAATATAAAACAATGGCAACAAACAAACGTGATCTCAAAGCTTATGTAAACTAAAACAATTTATAATGAGGGATTATAACGGTATAGTTAATATCAATGAGCCTGAAAATGATTTTTCTCTTTACATAATGTACTCTTTTGATAAAAGTGATAATTGTATATACGTTGGAGTTACTAAAAATCCAAAACAAAGAGTAACTAAACACAACACTGATAGAAAAAGAAAAACTTGTTTACATAAACCATTGTATGTTTGGTTAAACAACACAATTGATAATTTGGGAAAAAAGGTTGCTTTTGAAATAATAGAAGAAAAATTGTCTGAAGAAGAAGCGTTTGAAAAAGAAATACAATATATTCAAAAATACAGAGATGAGGGATATGATATTTTAAATATTTCAGAAGGAGGTAAAGGTAATAAAGGAAACACTCCTTGGAATAAAAATAAAAAAGGAATATATTCAGAAGAACATTTAAAAAAACTATCTATCTCTCATAAGGGACAGGTTGGAGGAATGAAGAACAAAAAACATTCTGAAGAAACAAAAGAGCTTATATCTTTAAAAAACAAAGAAAGAAAAGAGAAGGGTTGGATCAATCCAAGAGGCAAAAGAGTTTATAAATATACTATTGACAATAAACTTTTAGCAGATTATAACTCTTTACATCATGCTGCTGAATGTGAAAATGTTTCTCCTAGTTCTGTAGGAGAGTGGTGTAGAAAAAAAGCAAAACCAAGAAACAACTTTGTTTATTCATACGATAAACTAAATTAGTAACTATTAAATATAAATAAAATGAGTAATAACAGACCTTTAAAGAGTTATATTCGCTACGATGGTAGCGGTAGAGCTGTCTCTAGTTCTCTTATATGGAGAAAGAACAAGCCCAAGGTAGGTAATTGGAAGGAAGTGCAGGGATATGAGTGTTGTAATCCTG